TGTGCCCGATTTCGGGGTGTAGCTCAGCCCGGTTTAGAGTACGCGTCTGGGGGGCGTGTGGTCGGAAGTTCGAATCTTCTCACCCCGACTGAAAAGGATGTAAGTGCCTATTTATGGGCACTTACATTTTTTAATTGTATATTTCTTATTTCCATAAATGTATATAAGTTTTGCACGTCAATCAAAACAAAAAACAATTATGGCAAGAAAAAAAGCAATTATGATTATGCCTCGGTTGCACGATTGCTCCGGTGACATTAACAAGAAATGGTTCGTGGAATATTCTTGTAGGAATCCACGTACTGATGAAATGAAGAGATTCAGAGTATATGAAGGCTTACAACTTACAACTTCTGAAGAACGTTATACTGCAGCAGATAAGATAGTTGAAGAATTATCCGATATGCTGATCAATGGGAAATCACCTTTTTCAAAAGAGAAAGTTATATATGAAGATGATCTAATGTATGATCATGCTGCAAGAGTGTACGGTCGTCTTAAAAAAGATGTTGTTTGCATACGTACATATCTTAATGAATATCTTTTGATGAAGAAAAAAGAAGTTATTCATCATTCATACCAAACATACAAATCAAAACTGCGTATTTTCGTTATGTATCTTGATTCTAAAGGTCTTCAAGATGTTCATGTAAGTTTTATCACTCAGGAAGTAGTCTCTGATTTTATCTATTTTATAGCAGAAAACAATAATGCTAGTCGTAGAACCGTAGTTAAGTATCAACAGATTTTAAAAAACTTTTTCAATTATCTTATTAACACTAAGAAGCTGTTGCTTAGAAACCCGGTATTCGGGATGCCTAATATAGGAGAAATTAAAGATGAAGCTGCAATTCCTATACCAGATAAAGAACGTGAAGCCTTTAAAATCTATATGCAAAAAAAAGATCCTCAATTGTGGTTAGTTTGTATGATGGAATTTTATTGTGCGATTCGTCCCCATGAAGAATTAAGGCATTTATTAATTTCTCATATAAACTGGGATAATAGAACTATAACGATTCGTAAAACTTTAGCTAAAAATAGGAATATGCAAACAGTAGATGTCCCAAATCAACTTTTTGATGAAATGATTAATATATATCACCTTAATGAATATCCAAGCGATTATTATGTATTCAGTAGAAATGGAATACCAGGTAAAATTTTATTAGGTAAAAATTATTTTAAGACTCATTTCGCCAAAATAAGAACTGATATGGGAATGCCATTTTCTTATAAGCTGTACGGATTTAAGCATACTGGCGCATGTAAATTGGCAGATGCGGGTGTTAGTACGTGGGACCTACAGAAGCATATGCGACATGCATCTATATCGACGACTGAAGCATATATAAATAAAAGGATAGGAATAAAGAGTGATACTATTAAAAATAATTTTCCAGATATATAAAAACAAAGCCCCGGAGATATTATTTCCGGGGCTTCGTTTTTAATTTTAAATTACTCAGCAAAAAGTAAACCTACAATTCCTTTGCACACATCTCTATATGTTTGCATTGCTTGGAGTTCTGCGGCATGCTCTTCCGCTTTGTCATCATTCACTTTATCCTTGTTTAGAATAATAGCTAACTGAGATTCCTGAGAGTACCTCAGCTTAACTAAGCCGGAAATGAATTCTTCTTCAGTATCATTCTTTGCTTCAATGATTGTTCCTCCATCTTCCAGATTACCGGAATAAGCATATGCCGTTACTGGATCAGGAGTTTCTTCATTAGACTGTGGAATATAATCCGGAATAATCTCTTCATTAAGATACACCAAAAACTGCGAATCGGTATATCTAACATACTTCTTTCTTTCTAAATAAATTTTTCTATTCATAGCTATGTAAATTTGGTAAAATTAGCACCTTTATTAGTTTGATATAATGTAATTACTGTAGCAATAGGAAGGTCTTCTTTTGAAAAGTTATCTTCAGCTTGTTCAATCATAATTCTTGATCCTGAAAATGAATACCATTCTTCTTCTTTCCATTTATATTCCTTGTTTTCATCAACGATATCAATATGATCAATCACTTTATAACGGATAGCGATACAGCGCCGAGGGCTTCCATCTTTTTCTTTTTCAATAGCACTGTTTTCTATTACAAAGTCTTCAAGTAAAATAAGAAATTCTTCTTCTTTTCCTCTTCGACTTTCTGGTAATGTAGTATCATAGATGATTTCAGCAATTTTCTTCTTATTCTCATCAGTTAGTCCTTCAAAAGGCTTCCTCATACGCCTTTTTCTGATCAATTCTCCTAGTCTCTTTTCCATTTTTAAAGTTCTTATTAAGTTCTTAGTATTCGCATGACTTGCATATCCAATTCTTGATGCGGCCTTTAATCTCACTTCCTCATCAGTGAAGCCTTTTTTTCTGAGAGATATAACTTGCCGGCATAATGCTTGCTTATTTTTTTTGCTTAGTTCTGTATGGCCTTGATAGAAAATATAACCTACGTAATAAAATCCACGAGATGTAATAGGAAATATCTGATAGTTGTGCCTAATCTCAAGCTTTAATTCATTGCCAAGATAAAGACCGCACCATTCCAAAACATGATGAAGAAAAACTTTATCTTCGTGCATTACAGAAAAATCATCTGCATACCGATAATAAAACTCTATATTCTTTAGAAATCCATGATATTTATTTGCCAGGTAAACAGACCCTTTTGCTAATTCATTAAAATCAGCAACCGTTCTTGCCTGATCTATTTTTTCCCAAATGTATCGTTGAGTATAATGTGCTACTAATTCCGGATTATTATTTATATAAAAGCAGTTTTTTAAATCGAAATCAAATAATGATAGAATAAGATTGGCCAGGAGTTGTGCTATTTTTGTTCCGATTGGAAGACTTTTGTTTTCTCCTTTAGAATCAATCACTTCATCAAACCACCGGAGTAGTTTTTTATCTTTGATTTTCCTTCGAATCATTTTTTTGACTATCTCATGATCTACTGTATCATAAAACTTTCGGATATCACCTTTGAATACATAAAAGGTTTTATTCACATCATTATTATAAAGATCATTTTGAAGACGGTGGAATAAATCATGCGTTCCTCTACCTTTAATGCAGGAAAATGTGTTTCGGATAAATGTGTTTTTTACATAATTCTCAATGACATTGAGAACGGCCCAGTGCATTACATGGTCCTCGTAAGGAAGTTTACTTATTTCACGTGGTTTAGGTTCAAGTACTGTGAAATATGTGTATTCTGATGTTTTGAAAGATTCTTCGATATATTCATGAAGAAGATTGAAAAGGTTTGTTTCCAGGTCGCATTCAAATTTAGCGATGTCAGGTCTTCTATGCTTGTGCTGGCTTGAGCCTTCAAAAGCAAGTCTAAAATTATCTATCGTTTCAATTCGTTCTGAAAATTTCCCTTTTCTCTTCATCATAACTGGGTCTTTCCGGTGCCCTTCGGGTTCTGTTTTAATTGGTTCTTTGGTCTGCTTTGTCCTGCGGGAACATTCGGTGCAGCCTACTAGTACCCTCCTGGTTGTGTCTTTTTCGCCGGATTAAGTCATATACCTAAATCCTCTGTGGGGCGAGGTTTCTTTCAAACTTATATTTTACCGGGATATCAAACCAGACCCGGAAACAAAGTGTAGGGGGGACGAAATGTTCGCATTGGCATCGGAGGGCCCGTTGTTCGCATTAGCATACGAAACGCCAGCATTGCCGCCATCACTCGCATTGTTACCACGATGCACGACCCGAACACCCGAAGAAGCATCTGTCCGAAAGACAACCTTGAAAAAGAAAAAGTTCTTTATCATTTTGCAAAAGTAGAAGAAAGTTCTATATATTGCAATTTAATAAAGAACTTTCTTCAATATTAAATGGAAAAGATTTCAAAGAGCGATTTATGGACACATACGGCGCATCCGCGCCGGGTTATCTCAGGTTACAACGATTACTTTTCGCGAGTGCCGGCAGCAACCATGGTTATGAAGGACGCTGCGAAAAGAGTATAACCAACCCAGGAGCTGAACCACGGGGGCATTGTTATCGCATTGCTTGCGATCAAGGTGTAGCAAGTTGGAAAACATGATGTTATTGCTGCTGCAATATTTCTAATGCATTTTGCAATTTTGGGTGTTTCGGCTCTCCACTTTCTTGGGATATCTTTAAAAAATGCAATAATCTTTTTCATCTTACTTATTATTAATGCATCACATGAAAGACGGACGGCGCATCCGCGCCGGGGTCTCTCTGGGTACAATGATTATTCAGCCAACAATGGTTCCGGATTGAATTCATCTGCGAACCAGCAAAGGGGGGACGAAAGGAACGCAACGGCATCGGAGGGCCCGTAGTACGCACCAGCACACGAAACGCCAGCACTGCCGCCATCACTCGCATTGTAACCACGATGCACGACCCGAACACCCGAAGAAGCAGTACCATAACCATAGTCATTATAATATGTTGATTCTGAACCAGCGTAAGCTTGTGGAAGTAAACATCCATTTTTACGTAGCATGCTTGTAATATAGCCTTCGCCTATAGTCCAATTACCAACTAATACTTGCTTGGTTAAATCAACAGTGCTTGCAAGCTTAGTTCTAATGGATTTATTAATATACATCTGAGTAATTGTTCCATTACTTGATACAACAGCATCGGTGGTCCATCGTGACAGATATCCATAGAAATTTTTCAATCCAAAAAAGCAGGGGACTGAAGCCGTATATAACGTTGTAGCTCCATTCATAACAGCATAAGAAGATAGGCCACAATTATCTGCAAGTTCAACACCTACAGAAGTAGGTAGGAATGGAAAGTTTGCAAAATCATTAGTCCAGTTTGTCCAATTATAAGTAGTAACTCCTGTCCCAAATCCTCCCTGTCTCAATCCATTCGCATCGAGTGCCGCATTATATGTTGCCTGAACGTTGTTAGTCCCATAGGTTAACACGAAAAGGTTAGCAATAATAAATGCCATTCTCTCAGTGTGCGCATTAAACCGGTCATCACCCTTATTTTTTGCATAAGTGGAAAAATCAAGAGCGGATATCTGAGTAGCGGCTCTTCCTAGTTGGGTGGTGTATAGTGCATCTTTGGCAGCATCATTGTTACCTCCTCTATACTGAACACTGTTATTGATTACACTAACCAGCTTGGTATTGGTTCTATCCATAACGCCGATTCCAAGTGCAGAAGTCATGAACTGAGGTATGTACCAATTATACCTGCCAGGAATAGGAGAAAGAGAAGCCGCTAAGTATTCATAAGTACCTTCAATCCAATACGCTTCATAATGTGCATTACCACCCCACATATAATCACCCATACTTCCGTCGAGCGCTGCAGTAGCTCCATTGACAAAATTATAATGATTTGTAGAACTTAATTTGCTTGCGACTCCTCCGTTAAGAAGATAACAACCCAAGTTTAACAATGAAGGAAGATTCTTCAAATAATCAAGATCGCCATAAGGTTCCCATGCAGAAGAGGCGTTTGATAAGTTCCTCCGGCGGCACGCATAGCGATAACTCTTCAATAGACTGGCCTTAACATATCCAAATGCCTGTCCTGAATTGCTAAAACATAAAAGTCTATCATCCGCATTGAATGTTGATAGATCGACTGGAGCTCCTGCAGCTCCTGGTTTTAATTCAATTGTTTCCATATATTTTTATTTAATAAATTATTAAGTCCAATCGTTATCAAATTCACTAACCATGAACCATCCTAGGCCTAAAAGATTAGAAGATGGTGCAGGAAACATGAATCCTGATATATTAACCCATAATCCCGCCTTACCTCCGACTATCTGCCAGTCAGCTCCGTTTTTATAAATCCAAATATTATTATTGTCATCATTAGCATTAATAATAATAAGCTCCTTAGTAGTAGCTCCGATTATATTGTAGCGATAACTTCCTGATGTTTTAATTACCAGCAAATCAACGGCGAATCCTGCATAATCTAGAGCTGTTCCATAAAGAGGAATTTCGTAATAAGTTCTTCCGGACGAATCAGTTTTAGCAGTAAGGTCTACATACGCTCCAGTACTATCTGGACCTTTCGTGTAATAGTATGCGTAAGAACCCATCACTACCATCATATTTCGTTGCCTTGAACCAAAGCTTCCACGGCACCAAAGATCAGATGTGTAATTGCGATATCCTCTGCTCTCTTGAGAATTATATCCCTGATGATACATATCTCCGCTAAACCACATTTTACCGTCTGAGCCAAAATTTATACCGCCTACAATATCTCCGTTATCATTCACACATGATAGATTTTTGAATGATCCGGACACAGCTTTGAGTATACCTTCAAAAGAACTATTCCCAGTTGCATGCAAGTTCGCGCAATTGATTAATCCGGTTAAAAAGTTGATAAAGATATTAGGTATGAAATTGCTTGATGATCCAATGTTATTAGGGTCAAAGGATTTATAATCGCCTTCAGATTCTTTTGAGGCTCCTGCTCCTGTTTTCCCATATTGAGAAAACATCCATTCATCTAAGAATATAGCAGAAGCAAGTTTGCCGAAATCAGCGAATAATGCCTCAGTTATAATATACTTAAACATGTCAAACGGAATCCAGGTGGCGTTCTCTCCATTGGCTGCATAGTCATCCGAAGGGTCTATTCCTTTAGAAATACCGACTTTATCCATAACGTAAAATATAGAGCCATCAAGAACATAAGGTGCAACAGTATCCGTGCACTTATATTCAATATTAGGGTCATACTTACCAGACGGATAAACTTTTTGCCCGCGTTTCCCTGTTGCTCCATCTTCCGGAGCTGGTTCTAGTGTTTCAGTTGTTGATATCATCAGAACTGTGCTATATTTGCTGAAATTTGAACGGTAACGCCTTTGTTTTCGCTAATAAGAGCTCCTGTGACTGTATGTGATGCAACATTCGTATCAGTGTCAATCACTACTCCGGCGTTAGTGCGCATTGTGAACTTGAAGTAATATCCTGTAACTTCAGAATTGTCAGAACGCTTTCTAATTTTCGGAGTGTAAGTCATATTTTCTGTCTTTTTAAGGATAGTTCCGGCACTTGATTTACCTTTGTCAATATAATAAGGATCGTGAGTATCGCTAGTCACAAAACCTTTCATATATGTTTTTCCGTTATAAGTAGCGCAGGCGTAGTATTCTTCCTGTCCTTCTACTGCTCCATCGTATAGAGTAAGTACATTACCATTTATTTCAGTAACACCAGGAACATTGGCAACACTAACGAATCCGGCATCTGTGGCTTTCTTCCAACTCCACGCTGCAGCATCAAGATTGACAGCGACACCTGCATTAGAAAAGCCGGCTGTTGCAACAATCTTATCTGTATCATTATCTATAACAAAGTCTCCGTTCAGCGCTGTAACGCTAATATCGAAGGCATCTCCCGTGCTCTCTCTGAGATAGATTGGGAATTTACATACTACAGATAGCCCATTGCAAGTTGAGACAAAGTATAGATTGACAGTATTTAAGTTTGATGATGAAGCAAAGTTCCCGATCACTTTAAGCGCCGGATAAGTTACTCCATCCGCTTCAATGGTTGTTTTCTGTACCTTCCCAGCCCAGTTGCTCTTAACAGCTCCGTTAGTATCAAGAATAGCGCCTGCATCAGTAATAGAGTTAGCGTACCATTGCATTCCTACAGAATCTGGAGCCACGTGTTTAGCTTGCAATGAACTGTACGGACGTGGATATATGATAAACTGATTAGCTGTTGTTCCCCAGTCTGGAGTACAAACCTGAGTGCTTGGATTGTAGAATTGTTCTGCAGCTTGCCCTGGTGAATTAAAACTATATCCAGTGTCTGGCATTATGGTGTCTCCATCAACGTAACTCTCAAGTGATTCTAATGCATATAATTGTCCCATCTTATTCTAATTTAATTGTTTATACTATTCATTAATTCTGCAGCCTGTTCAGTACTGACAATCTCAGCTCCTTGTGCCATAGCCTTATCCCGCCCATAGCTGTTGATGTCGAAGTCAGATAATAGATATTTCCCATTAAATTCTTGTCTATATTCAGACAATCCTATTGCGTCTGCAACATTTTTTGGTACCAGGTAATAATTAGGTTTTGTGATCATTTTATAATGGTTTTTGAATGCATAATACTTTTCCGTTAATTGTTGCTGCCTTACCGTTTATTGTTGTAGCTCTCAGCGCACTAAATGGTTTTACTTCTATTCCCCATACAGGTCGTACATTAGGATCATACCCTATCTTGTTTCTTGGCATCGAAAGCGCTTCTCCATATCCTATACTTTTAAATACATCTCCGGGAGCTTCCGTTTTGTAGAAGTATTCGATATTGAAATACTTTGAAGGATTAGCAATATTACCTTTAGGCGTTTCAATCGTAGTTTGAATCTCTACAGATTTTGTATTATACCGAATGTATCTTCCGGTAAGAAAAATCATTTTGTCTTCCCACAATCCATAGTCACGATAGAGTTTTGTTCTGGCATATTCTTGTCTAGTTGATTCAGCTACGTGGTAAGCTTCCAGCATAATAAACTCTTTATCAATATATCGTCTGTCTATTGTTAAAGACTTAGTTCCTTGCCCGGATACATAGAAGATATCATCCGTAGTAATTGCCCGATACACCTTGCTATCTCCTGATGGTACCTGTACCTGCCATTCATAGTGCGCATCTGAGTCGGCAATATCAGTTTCTCCATTCCGGAATGTTGCATTGATCACGCGAGTTGTCAAGTTCTTAAATGGAGATATCGGAATAATTAACGCAGCATCAAGCTTCAGACTTAAATTCAAATCGCTTACCGCAATACTCACCAACGAAACGACTTGTTCGCCTCCAAATACCTTATGCGTTCTTGCATCGGTGAAATTCCAGCAATATTTTAAATTTATAGGAGTTCCCGGTTCTGCATTAACAGCAACGACTAGCTCTCCATTATTTCCCAGAGTATAGCCAGGTGTTGTGCTAAGTATTCTTTCATCATTGGCAAACCATCGGTGATTAAATAGAGATGAAGTAAAGTCTGCAGATTGAGTTTTAGAAGTTAAAATACCTTCAGGATCAATAACTTTAAGTTGAGGTCGAAGAATAAGAGGCGTTGTCGCTCTGTCAGGTGAAAATAAGCCAGTGAGCTTATCTTTTTTCTGGTCTAGTGTTCCTCCCAATTCCAAAATGCTGAAGCTTATGCTCAGCGGATCATACATTATAAAAGCATTATTCGTTTTCATCTCACTTATCTATTAATTGTAAATTCGTCAGTAATATCTTCCCCGTCTCTTACGTAGCAGCTACATTTGAATGCAACCTTTCTACTCTCAAAGTAATTACTTGGCATATCGTAGGGCGTGATATCTAATGTATTCGTTATGTTAGAAGCATGTAATGTATTCCATGCTGTGTCTTCTTCTGGAATGCCACTTATTCTTGACCAGGTAAAACCATCCACAATATCCGCCGTGATATCATCGGTACCAATAGTCACTTTTGTCTGTAGAGTTGTATTCTCCTGCCCAAATCGGAAGAGCTTGCCGGCACTTGAAGAGATGGCCATTATAGCCGACTGGTCTCCGCTTAAGTTAATCCATTCGTTATTGTTCCATTTAGGAGGAATTCCTTTGGTTGCCTGAGCTGTAATACATCTCCATTTACAAGATTTATAGTAGCAATCATGTTGCTCATTTGTGCCGTTAATGTATGGCCAATCATTCCCTGCATCATCTTTCGGATCGGCTTCCCAAAGTCCACGATCTACAATTGTTTTAATAACTTGGCCCTGATAGTTGATTCTAATTAGGTCTTGAACTATTAATCCACGAGCATATACATAGGGCTGTTCCGGATTGATTGGCAATCCTTCTGGAATTGGAAGATCAGTTGGAAGTCCAACAACTAAAGCTCTATTTGTTTTCTGAACCTTATAAGAATTAACTCCGTCTAAGAATACTATCTGCCCGTCGTAGCTTGATATATACCAGCTTGATTGTCTAGCTGTATCTACAAAGTTTCCTCTTCGGGAAATATTCATGCCGGCGCATGGCGGATAGTTAACGCCACCAGGAACATCCGCATTTGCGCCAATATTCACAATCATGGAATTCTTTACAGTATCTATGCTGACAACTTCCATATATGAAGTAAAGAATCCTCCTGTTTGTTTATAGATGCCATACACGATATCGTGTATAACGAATGCAAGGAAGTCCTCTTCGTATCTTTTTCTGATATGCAGATTATAACTACTTCCTCCAAGATATTCAACTGCGTCAATAGTTCCGCATTCAGAGAAAGAGAAATTGCCTTCCATCGCGGTAAGGCGGTTATATATAAGCTCAAGAAATTTTGCAGCTCCACGAATTTCAATAGACTGGGCCTGGATTCTTCCATCCGGGAATATGCCAGCTCCGGTACCGGTTGTCATTGAGTCTGTGAAATCCCCAAATGTGGCACCAGATAAAAAATTAATAAGGAATTTAGCTACATCAGGACTTGTTTTTGAAAGCTTATTATTGATAAGCGATTCTATTTCAGTTATAAGTTCAAATATTGCCGACTGGTCGTCTGTTAACTCATTGAAATTGGCACCTATCTTTTCAAAGTTGCGCTGCCATTTTAAACGAACGTCATACCCGGTGTCATTCGCTCCGTTCCATGGGATAATATTTTCAAAATTAATATTCATTGTCCGAGTATGTTAATTCAATTCTAATTCATTACCATCAAATTCCATCAGCAGCAATTGCCAGCAGCTGCGATATTCAAGTGTATCCATATCAATAAGATTTAGCATATAATCAGCAAAACGATTATCTTCTTTACTGCTCTGTTTGCGCAACTTAGCATGTTCTATCTTAACTATGCCTTCGGATTTATTGCGTTCATAGCTATAGCTCATAAATGCAAGGGTGAATGTTTCTCCATTTTCACTCTTAGCTTTCATCTTTCGTATTGCTTCATATATATCCATATCGCAAAAATACACCCAAATAGCACCTCAAAAAAGGACACAAAAAAAGCCTCGCTATCTTCACAGACCGCGAGGCTTTGTCATCATGTAATTACTAATACCTAAAAAAACTGTTTAAAAAATGAGAAAATAAAAGGGTGTTTTTTCTTTATATATAGGACAATAAAAAACAATGCGGCTAATATAACTGCAGCCCATATTATCGATTTCGTTATTCCTGTCTGAGTCTTATTCTCTTTACTTGATTGATTTGCAGTGTTTTTTTTAACGGCAGCAGCACTGTCTTGTTTCTTTTTATCGGAAGAGCTACTTTTAGAGAGTTGCTCTTTCTTCTTTTCTGATTTTAACCGGCCTGAGCTACTAGACTTTAATGCTGATCCTGTTATATTACCTGCTTTATCATATATAGGAGTATACTCCTTATGTACCCATTCGTAACTCGTATTACTTGTTAGAACTATCTGCTCAATAGAGTCGCATTGTTTTTCTTGTGATATTATATTATGTCCAATGCTATCTACCTTTAATGTGCTTTTGCTTTCGATCTTAGAACTTGTTTTACACCCCAATCCGAATAGACTAATGCTCGCTAAGAGAATAATAGATAAACTTTTCATAATAGATTTTTTTTTGCACGTAATAAAAAAGCTTTTCTCTCAAGCAGGCCATTTGCTCCACCGTTAATTATATGTGTAATGCCATCTATGTCGTCTTTATCAGCTAGATAGTTGAGGTTTTTTTTATTCCAATACCATCCAGCGACTAGCATTGCAAGTCCAGGCTCCTCTATGCGTTCTGGATGGTTAATAAGATTATACTTTCCTCCTGTGAATTTGTCAAACATCTCATAGTTGCTTCTTCCAGTTAGTTGTATATACCCTCTACCCTTATATTTTTGTCCGTCGCCATCAGATGCAGGTGTATTCCCTAACTTTACTGCAAGCCTACCGGTATCATAAGCTCGCTCCACTCGCTATTTCTTTAACGTATACAAACGACCCGCTTTCATGTGCTATCTGCGCTATGAAGTGCGCCGCTCTCAATGTAGAATTAATGCTGAATCGCTGCATTACCTCATTAAGAGGATTAATTATTTTATTAATTGTCCCTATCGAAGCGAACGGGACTATCGTTTTTAGTTGCTTTGCTGTAATCATTTTCTTCCTCCTTTTTTTTATGTCTTACTCGTGACTCACATGTCGTTCTATAACATCTTATGCTCCTTAAATATGTATTCTCTACTTTTAATTCAGCAACAGCTGTCTGTAAATCGCCTATTGTTCTTAAATGGCTCTGTATCGTAGAGAATAATCCAATATAATCAGTCTGCAATCTATTCAGTTCATCTGTAACTTTCTTCATCTGATCAGAAGAGAACTCAGACTCATTTTGCCTTAGCGATTGTTTCTTACCTTGATTTTCTAATTCAAGAGCTGCGGCTTCTGCTTCTTTACTTTCTTTTCTCATTTCTGTAGAAAAGAAANTGCCANATACTNGTACCGCCAAAAAACAATTGCCACTATNGAACTAATATTATCTAAATCCATAAGCTTTTTTTTAGTAATGGGGGTAAGGTGTTTCACAACAGCTCCCCCCAGGTATNTTNAATCAACCAACAAAAAAACAGTATTACAAAAGTAGACCAGATAGCGCATCAAAAAAAGGACATCATCTGCTTACATTCTGCTCTAATTTTTCAATTCTTTTTATTTCATCTCTTACGTCTTTGGCATTTACTTTTAAATCCTTAACACTGATTACTTTAAGGAGTGCTACACTTTCAGTCATAAGTTTTATAACTCTTTCTACAGATGAATTATTATTCCCAGTATTATTTATAGATATCCCGGCCTCTATCTTTGAATCATCCAATGAAGTATATCCTCCGCTGTACTTTCCTGTCTTAGTTCGTATCTGTTCAAGAATTTGCGTTGTATTGATCATCCGAATACTTCCGTTTTTCTGAGCTACGTCAAAAATATCAAGGAATTGACGTACATGAGGATTAGCTACAGCATTATGATTAGCTACGAATTCGCTCTTATGTACTGGGATTGCCCCAGCAACATCATCCGGATTTCCTGGTTTAGTATATCCTTCTATATAATCATCGGAATATCCACCAGCTTTTAATCCTTTTGCAGCATCACGTTGTTGTTTAGCTACTGCAATCTGTGCAGCTCCTGCTGCAATTGCTGCAGCTGCTGCAGCTGCTCCTAGTGCCGGACCCACTCCAGGTATCCATGCCAGTGATGAATATGCAAGCATGGCTGATAATGCGGTTGAAGAAATCGTTTGCAACACATTAATGGCGAACTGCATCTCTGCATACTTCTTCTTTACAGCTGCAACAGATTCTTCCTTTTCTTCCTCCAGTTTTGTTGTATCCTTGCCAGCTTTCTTTGCTGCTTTAATTTTTTTATCATAAGCAGATTCTGTCTTTGATACTTCAGCATCCTGAAATCCTTGCACTGCGCTTGACACATTACTAAGAACTTCGTTAAATGCATCAAAATAGACCTTATTCGCTTGAATTTTTTCTTTCAGATAGTCGTTGAAAATCTTATTTTTAGCAACCTCATATTCCTTTTCACTTAGCAAGCCTTGAGCATGCTCTTCTTCCAGAGCTTTCAACTTTAAATTCTTATTCTCTTCTGCAGATTCAAGACCATACTTTTTAATGACTTCCTTTCGGTCTTTTGCATAATCCTCGGTTATATTCTTCTTTGCTTCTTCATATATCTTAGTTAGATTAGTAGTGTCTATGCCATTTTTTTCTGCAAGTTCTAATTGAGATTGGTAGAATATGTCTAAGGCGTTAAGCGTCTCATTCATCGAGGCCTTATAGTTTAACTTTCGATATTCTTCGCCGAATTTTTCAACGAGATCAGAGCTACTATTTGCTATTTCTGCACGTTTTTCGTTAACTTCCTTTTCAGCTGAGATAATAGCATTCCCAGCATCTTTTACTACTTCAACTTTCTTTTCCCCATTTTTGAACTCAAGACCAGATACGTCATCTTGATAGTCCTTTAAAATAGCAAGTCTTTCAGAAGAAGTAGCAACTTCCAGTGCTGCAATACGATTTTTATAATCTTTCTCATTCAGTTCACCTTTCTCATATTGCTTTGAAAGTTCTAATTTTATACTATCTTCTCCGCTTTTTACTTTTTCTATGCGTTTGTCTCTATACTCTTTCAATAAAGTAAGCCTGTTTTCTTCTGACTTTTTAAGAGAATCGTATATTCCAGCATTAGTCTCACTTTCTAGCTTTCCAAGTTCAGCCTTATTCTTTTTATCTGTAACTTTTCCCTGGTATTTATTAATGATGGATAATTTCTTTAACTGAAAATCAGTTTCTTTTTGGAGGGCATCCATCTGATACTCTGATTCAGTTTGCCCACGTTTATCAGAACTTTTTTTCAATAGAAGAAGCTGCTCATTATATGCATTTTGCGCAGATTGTATTTCCTCGTTCCATGGATGTTTATCTTTGCTTGCAGTGCCATTCCCCGCATCTCCATTGCCTCCTTTTTTATCATCTTTAGTGATATTTCTAGATAGACTTTTTGTGATATTATCCTGAAGCATTTTTGTGAGTGTAGTCTCTTCTTTTGAAAGGTTTTTCAATTTAGAAACATACCTATTAGCCCAACTATCTATAGTTTCATCTGCCCAGTTGTCTGTTGTGCCTTTTAGTGTTGTTGAAATCTGATTCACCATGGTGGCTAGTCCAGCTTTTGAGCCTTGAAGTATTTCATTAAAATTCCCACTAAATAGATTATCTAGTAATCCAGGATTCTTACTCATATCACCCATTACTGAAATCTTTTCTTCTGTAACCTCTTTCAGCTTTGCTCGTATTGCTTCAGCTTCAGCCAAAGCATAAATGCTTTGCGTATAATCTCTAACAGCTGCATCCGCTTCCTTAGTTCCTATTTTTTCAAGTGTAAGGTTCCCGAAATATTTTGGAGATATTTCATTTAACTTCCGAAGTGCTGCTTCTCTTTCTCCTTTTGAAATAGTTTCATTTCTAGCTATTGATAGATATTGTTCTAGTTCTTTTGATTCAACTGCAATATTTTTAGTCGCCTCATTCTTTATTTCATTTGCCCTTTTCTGAGCATTCTCAGAGTCTGTAAGCTCTTTGTTATAATCTTTAAATACAGATATTAAAAGAGCAATAGAAGTTATTGTTGCAAGATAAGGATTGGCCATCATTGTTGAATACATTGTTCTCAATGCCACAACGACCTTGTCAGTCCATAATACCTGAAGCTTATTCATGAGTATGGCTCCTTTTGTAATAGCAGTGTATGCAATAATGGCAATCGTAAGAACTGTAATTGTATTTCTGTATTGCAGAAATATGGATACCATTGAACTCAGCATCTTAATTGTCATGCTTCCTCCGCTGATCATGTACTTCATCGCTGGGAGTAATTTTTCTCCTAGTTCAATCCTAATCTCTTGAAATTGCTTTTTTCTTTTATCGATTTCTCCCTGAACAGTATTATTCTGAATATTATATTCCTGAATAATACTGGTACCTTCTTTATAACTTTTGTTTGCCAGGCTTTGTGCTGCGCGTATATCATCAACTTTACCAGCCATGGTGCTGATTACGCCACTGGCTCTTACACCTTCAAGCCCCATATCTTTAAACATGGGTGCCAGCTTATCAAGTCCTCCCTTATTATTCAGAACCTCAAGGAACCGAAGTATTGCTTCATTAGCATCTGTTTTAATTAAGTTTGTAAATTCAGATACACTTTCTCCAGCCATTTTAGCAAACTTAGCCGGGTTCTGATACATTTTAAGCATTAAAGTCTGGAATGCAGTTCCTGCCATTTCCTGCTGCTGCATATTTTGGTCTAGAACAGAAGCATATCCTAACAAACTTGTCTGTGATACTTTTGCCTGATTTGCTGCCCCTGCGACTCTTGCAGTAAACCCAACAAGATATTCTTCCGCAGCACTTGAGCTTTGTGCAACGGCATTAATGGCGCTACCGGTTGCTAACATAGCGCCTCTTAGCCCCATCTTTTTATCTTCACCAAACATCTGAGCCAGCTTACCTATATTTAGAACAGCATCTTTCCCAAGGTCTTCGCCAAGAGAAACTTTGATCATATTGGCTGCATCGACGAATTCAAGAATATTTTTCTTACCAGTCACCCCAATTTTCCCAGCTTCTCCAGAAATTTCGTTAAGCTGTTCCCTAGATGTTCGTGTATCCATCTTCTTGAACTCCTCGTTCAGCTCTTTCACCTCCTGAGTAGTTAATCCGGTGTATTTTCGCATCTGACTCTCTGCCTCTCCCATCGCTGCAAATTCATCAACACATTTTCTTGCAGTGAGAGCAACCCCGGTTAATGAAGCAATAATACCTGCGCCCATGGCGGCATACTTATTAAATCCGTCTGCCAGTTTGCCTATTGAGAATTTGGCCTCGTTGGCATTTCCTTTCAGTTCTTTTATCCTAGCATTGACTTCCTTTAATTGATTGCTATATTGCTTGTATTCGGAACTGTCTCCTGGTAAGTTTTTAATGATAGCATTTAGCTCTTTCTGTCTGTTGCCAAGCTCTTTCAAGCTTAGAGACCCAATGCCTATTTTTTCAAATAGGCTATCATATTCCTTTTGGAGATTCTTCAATTCTGCCGCTTTTGCTGCATACTCTGCCGTACCTTCTTGCAGCTTTTTCAACTCCTTACGTGTATCACGCATCTTGTCTTCAAGCTGAATCATTTTTTGTCTTGCTGTGTCCTGCTGAATCACTATCTCCAGCTGAACTCTATCAATTTTTAAGCTCATAGTTTCCCAACTAATTAATAATAGACAAAAATAGTTCCTGAAGATGCTTGCAAAAAGGACACAAAAAACCCCGGCAAGTATTATATTGTCGGGGTTCTGTTTAGTCTAACCATCTTCCATTATCCAGCCATGCTCCTCCATCTCGCCACTTACCGTCCGCCAATATCCATCGTTGATAAGAATCGGTGTCGCTTATTTTTATAGGATGAAAAATACCTTTCCATGCGTCCTTTCTCCCTTTTGATGTTAAGGTATAATCCATTTCCCGGCAAACATATCTTTTATTATGAATTTCAAAGATTCCTCTTGTGTCATAAACATTAGGGTCGTAGCTTGTAATTGTTATCCGTTTTGTTTCATCAATTTCATATACACCACTATACAATGCCTTTTCAAACTTAGTTAGTCGCAATGTGGCTCCTTCGGCATTTGTTGTTCTTGGAGTTCCAAATTCATCGGGAAGGATATCGTCAGTAAAAGCCATTGGGAATGAATTGTTCGGAACCCATGTAGGACCTGAATTATTAAGCCCACGGTGAAATGCAAGGAATATTTTACCTTTCGTTTCTGTTACATCCGATACGCCATTGGTTATCTGCGTATCAAGATCGCTTTCATCTGTTGCAGTATCTTCGGTAGTAGTGCCTTCTTTATCAATGGTAGGCACCCACCATGGCGTATATGTACCTTCAACCTTTACATTGTTTTCATAGGGATGCCACTGCCACATACTTAGCTCTACCGGAATTATCTCAAGCTCTATATCAGAGCTGGCAGACTCACGTTCTATAGCTGCAAATTCATTTACTGAATAATAAATAGGATTCGGCATAAAACCTTCAATCACTTGCTCAAAGATATATTCTTTCCCGGTAGATTCATCGTGATAGATTGTATTCTTATCCTGATTAGCGGCGTCACAAAACCATAAATAAAGATAATTAAGGCCTCCGGCTATATCCGCATAAGCTTTTGGAATAGTTACTCTTTTTGCATTTTTTGAGATTGTTGAAGGCAAACATCTATGTCTGTAGTAACTGTTGTCCGGAAGAGAATATTTAATATTTGAATTCTGGTGCAGTTGAGATTGATCTCCTTCCTCTACTTCTGCCTCGTACTCATCTACAACCATCTGTACATGTTTCATTTCAGCATTGATGTAGAAACTATTATTCAGAATTAGTTTTGCGGTTTTTTTTCTACTATCTATAATAAAACTAGCATTGAATAAACTTTCAACTTGCTCAAGGAAATCTTTAACTGTCCATCCCGGCAACATTTCTCCCCATTCCCTTGTTTCATTCAGATGGCAAATAAATAAATCTTTCCACACCGTCTTATCCAGATCATTCACTGTTAGCGTATAGCCAATTGCGGTAAGCAGCTTCTTAATAAATGCGCATAAAAAAGGCTGTGAAATATAATCATAGTCGCTGAAATCAGGGCTGTTCCTTAAATCGTAAATACCTGAAGTGGTATTATTATTAAGAATCCATTCATTAACCATTGCCCCGGTTGTGCGATTGAGTATTGGAGAAAGGCACGCATCAATATCAGGATATAATTTTGTGATCATATCTTTATTCGGAGTAGTGCTGATTGGAGAATCAGAGCATAATTTTAAAGAAGAAATTTTTAAATCGCTCCCTATAAAGTAGTTTAGTTGAGAATTACCGCTGGCAATCTGAAGGCTAACCGTTTCGTCCGTCCATGCAGTAACTATTTCAGTCCCATTGCAATACACCCTGTTATCGGCTATTAATATAGCATTACGTTTTGTTTCTACTTCGGAAACAGAATTTAGTCGATTAAGGTGCTTGTACAATTCAGCATTAATCTTATTACTAAGATTTAATGTGATGTCGTATGTGTATTCTCCATTTTTTGTAAAAAAGGAGTTTTCTCGTTTCACCTCATCGCTCATGCTATCAGGAAGTACAACTCTTATTCCGTCAATATACAGTTCAGTCATAATCCTCTAAAGTTAGTGCAATGCTCAATCCGTTAAAGCCTCCATATACATTAAACTCCCATTCGGTGCGAATCTTAGGTCCCGTTTTTAATTCATCACAATTAAAATATCTTTGGCCAATGATTTCTTTTATTTTTTGCATTATGGCCTGCATTTTCGCATAGTGTAGCAGTTCCTGCTCTTCTGTCTGCTCTCCTGCATTTACTTTTTCAAGAAGCATCAAAAGTATTATATTGTCTTCTGAATACTTATCTGCATGTTCGCGCTGCATTTCAGCGTCAGGAAAATTTGCACAAAGAAGAATTCCTGTCTGATCAGCTATTTTCTTTTGAAGGTGATCCTCTTTTACTGCCAGCACACACTTATCAATCTTATCCTCAAGTTCGGCATTAGCCTGTGAGGATATCTCCAATAATATTTCTCTGAATCTCTGAATGCCTATCATAGCTCAATTAAATTATTTTGTTCCGGATCAGCCATTTTAAAACTGAAATCAACAGCCTTTAGTGCGCTCTTCCGGAAGTCACGTTCATAAGTATGTTTTGAAATTATAATTGAATACCAGGAACCATCAATAAATATCTGAACTTCCTGAGCATTCAGCATATTGTGCCATAATTTATAATCGGAAGGCAAGAATATTACTCCACTATTAGCAGTATATTCATCTGTGACCTTTATGCTGAATTTCCTTTCTACACCATACATCTCAGCCGTGTCGCTTTCATTAGAACCTTTAATGCTTAAAGTTCCAACTGTGGTGAGTGTTTCCGGCATGTCATATACGTTTTTATAACGAAAGACAGACGTTTCAAGATATTGCGTATGGTCTATAAAGCATTTCATCAGATCACTTCCTTTAATGATCTCATAACTTACTATGTCACTAGCCAATAATGTAGGAAACAAAGCAAAAATTACATCGGGAGAAACATCAAGCGTGACAATTGCCTTATCGCTTGTGTGTATATACAGCGCATCGTGTGTCATTACTATGCCATCATCGGTGCGGATGGTAACAATCGCTTTTTCTCCGTTCTGAAATAATCCACTGATATATTCTTTCCCGTTTTCCCTAACCATTTTATCCCGCACTTCACTCAGCCATCCCGGTGCCGCAGCTGTTTTTTTTGTTACTAGCCGGCTGAACATCACATAACTTTGTGCATCCTGAACTCCATTAATCAAAAATGTAAAAAGGCCCGCTGCTGGTGACTGATTGCATGTGGTAGTGTCACACCAGATACCCCATAATGCTTTGGCGCAAAATTTACCTAATTTCCGCACTTCAACTTTAAAATTATAATCAGGCGTATATTCTTCCTCAAGAATTGTTTTACCTCCATATTGCACGGAAAATGTTATTGTACTATCCGTATCAATAATATAATCCTTCATTGTTGCGCAAAATTCCTGCGCATCTGGCCGCTGAATAATATTCATAATCTGCAGTATTTATTAGCTGGGGTCATTGTTTGGCAAAAATCTGATAGGTCACTACTCCCCCATCGCGCTCTTTCTTCATCTCATCAAGCCACGTCATTGCATCGTCATTCATCCATTGAGATAGCAATTTAATGTCTTCATAACTTGCAGGCTCGCTATTCATAGCTCCGCTTTCTGCCACGTACGTACGTATCACTCCTGCAGGAATAACTTTAACCTGAAGCCTTCTCATGGCAAGGCTCATTGCCAATAAAGCGGTGGCTTTGCATGCAGCAAAATGTTTTTCCGTTTCAGCCTCTACCTTTTCCTGAAGCAATTCTTCCCAGTTTAGTGGCCCATAGGATTTCTTTACATATTGTATCTGAGCCTCTTTGATGAATGGAACAAGCAACATATATGTGCGCTCACTCTTCTCAATAGGGAAATAAGAGTCAAAATCTTCTCCACTTTTAATAAGCAACAGCTGAGACATCTTATAACTACGACTATTCTTCCAGGCTTCAATAGAAGATAAATTCAGCGCACGTATGAGTACGTCTACAGCTTTGTAATAATCTTCCAGATGTTGCGCATCGTCTCTATCTAACTGCCATTCCCATGGTAATTTTTCATTGTCAGCTGAAATATTAATCTTACGTCCGCTATCTTCGTGGCTGACATCATTTTTCTGATACATTCTAAGCGTACCAAGAATAGCTATTGGGCGTTGTACTTTCCTTACCAACTCTTTTTTTGCAGAATCTTCTGAATTGCTGGTGTAATAGCCCTCAATCTCACTATAAACTTCCTGGCTGATTATATTCACTAACTCATCTGTAGCTGCAGCTATTTCACCGGTTACTTTTTCGAACTTGTTATTGGCAAAATAATTCCCGGTTACTTCCCGGAGTTCTTGTGATCCGTTATTGCTCTTATTAAAAATCATAGCATTCTATTTTTTTGTGAGCATTGCATCTGCTCGTTGTTTATCATCCAGCATTTTTAGCATCACTTTCAATAAAAGTGTATTGTCAGTATCTTCGGCATTGCCAAATATACCTGTCTCGGCAACAGAAAACAGAATGCTATTAAGCCCTATGTTCTGTGATGAAGTTATAGCTTCTCCATCTTCTTTCTTTTGCCTTTCAAAAATAGGAGAAAAGCAAATTGCAGCTCCATCAATAATGAAACTCCCGGTAAGAAGATATTCACAGAAATATGCGAACCACGCATAAATGCCCCACTGTATATATTCCGGCATACTTTTCACTCTTGAGGCATAAAAATTAATTCGTTCCTGAAGAAAATCTTCACGATACTTGCCATCAAAATCAGATTTACCAACTTTCTTTCCTGGTCTTCTATACAGGAGTCCAACCAATGCCTGCAACATTTCAGGTTCATGTGTTTCATTGTACGCATTCATCATTGTTACTGCATTGCGAAACTCACCGAACGTCATATCACTGCCATGGCTTAGTGGCCCGCGTAAGTTTTTCCACTCCGGAAGAAGATTCTTGGTACTGCTATATATCACCTCCACACTTTCATCTTCTTCATTTGCTCTCCACATCCAATCCAGCGTTTGTGCTAAATCATAAATCAAAAGATAATAGTCGCTCTTCCCATGAGCACGCATGCCACGATTTGAAAGCACAAATCGGCACCATTCCATCTTAATATCTGCAAGTGCAATACCTTTCTTGCTTATTAACTTCTTCCGTAACTTCAATAGATACATCCACTCTGCAGGGAATAGTTCCTCCCAACAGTCAGGGAATTCAAGTTCTTTATTTTTCATGTAATTGTTATGCTTGGTTAGTTGCTCTGTCGGAGGCTGTTACATTATCTTCTTTATTGATTACCTTTCGGTACATTCCAAGGAAAATTCCCTTCTTTTTCGGGAAATTTATACGAATCGCATCATTAATAGCTTCAAGGGATATTTCTTCCGGAATCTGAGTGTCGGCTCCATAGAATATTTTCAAAGCATATAGCATTTGTGAACCGCTATCTCCTTTACCATCAATGATAATATTTGATAACGCAGGGTTAAGTCCGAACCCGCTAGTTGTAGAGCTATCTGCAATACGTGATATCTTTGCTTGTGCCGTAATATATTTATCTACATTCATCTCAATAGGTTCTATCTTCCATTCCTGTTTGTTTCCGTCAGGATCAATAAAATCTACGCATGTGAAGAACTTACCGGCATTCTTCCTTCCAGCCATTACATTAGCAATAGTCTCTGTTATTTTATCTCTCTGAATTTCCATTTCGGCCTCTATCTTTGAATCATCCCATTCCTGATGCATAGCCATTATAAGTTCACGCTTACGCACCCAATATTCATCAGGTTGGTGCACAATGTAAGCAGCTGCAATCATATTTTCATTCAAGTACCTAATTATCTCAGGAAGAGTATTCGCATTCTCCAACCATGGTACCGAACCATAGAATGAAGATATCGCATACATGTTTCGGCCAAAACTTCTCATGCAATGATATTTTATAGCAGTCTCTGTTGAAACTGGATTCCATTTATCAAAAACCGGATAGACCTTTAGGTTTCTAGAATAAAAAGAATCAAAGTTACCATTAAGGATATTGGTAACGTCTTCTAATCTACGGCTATCATTCGGAGGCCATATAAGTAAGCATTCGGCAGAATTAAGGCACTCCAATTTACTTACCCATGGTTTCCCTATGCGAACAAATTTGCCTGAATAATACTTTGTAAAGTGGCCTTTCATGTGAGTGTATTCTACAAGTACATCCCGGATATACTTTTTGTAATCCCAGGAGTCCAGCCAATCCTGAATTTCATTGTCCTGAACCCATTCTTGCGTGCACTCGTTGTTCTCAACTTTTATTTTATATAACATTGGGCCTTGTCCATATAAAAGCCCGGCTTTTCTTTCTAATATGCCCGGTCCAAGGTTGTTTTTTTCCAATATATTTCTAATAGCAGTAGGCATGTTATTATCGCGCCCCCATGGAACAACCTTTACTCCAGCAATAGTTACAGGATCACCATCCCAATTTGCCGATGAACCATTAAAAAAAGTACTCATGGGGTATTCTGTGCTCATATTAAGAGCAAATGTTCCAGAACCAGTCTCCACAAAACTAGTACCGCCAATCTTTTTGCTAATCTTTGCCATATTTTAATTTAATAGGTTTATGTTTTTAACTTAAATGCCCTCTGAATAGTGGAAGATCATAAGCTCCTCCAGTTGCTCTGTTCTCAAGAATACCCTTTAATCTAGCTATTTCCACATCAGAAAGTCCATACATCACTCTTGATATTAGCCTGTTAAGCCCTCCGTACATATTCCTTGCATACCATTGAGTGTTTTTCTTCATTACATTTCTGTTCTTTTTTTGTTTCCATATCATTTTGTTGGTATCAACGGAATGACGGTTTATTTTTTTTCTGCCGGCAATTTCAAAAGCACGGCCATAACTAAAGAAGCTAACTCTTAGCCCTGGATTCTGCCCTTCTGTGAATGTTTTATAGTCTACGCTCTCAAGCAAGTTCTCCGTGCGCATCAGTCCGCGTTTCTCTATGGCTTCAGAAAGTACATCCACCAGCCATTCTCCATGCTGTGAAAGCTCCTCCTGTATGAACAGCAGCTTTAATTCATCACTCTCATTACTTACCATCTTTGTATCTATGTATTTTAAGCAAAAATACGTTCAAATTACACCTCAAAAAAGGACACAAAAAAGCCCCGGCTAACGAATTAACCGGGGCTTTTCTATCCATAAAAACCACTAAACTTCTTTGAATCCTTCTGTTTTACAGAATAATACCATGTCAACAACTCCAATTTTATGGTATTGATTAACTTCTTGGCCATAATCAACTTTAATCAGTACATCCCTTTCAAATGGAGGAAGTTCTTTTTCAGAGCGTTTCATGTCCAGGTAAAAAGTTAATGCTCTCATTAATTTTATTAGTCCTTTATTTGAAAAGGTATGCCATATCAGATAATTGATAGTGATATTTGGCACATCAGTATCAACAGAAAGGAGGCCTTTTTTAGCCCATTCATCTAAGGCGAAAACCTTATTTATAGCAGCATTTAAATGCTGCTTAAAAATTTTCTTTTTTTGCTTCATTTCTGGTTATATTTGAGCCATGCGTCAGATATCCAACTGACGCATGGCTATAGTTAAAACTCGAATATCATCCAATCATTAGCCAGAATATCACTTTGAGACGCTAACCATCCGTTTACGATAGTACCATCAGCAGCTTTCAAGCAGATATATGCTGTAAATTTAACAACATCCTCCTCCTCTAACTTAATAGGATTCCCTTTTTCATCAACACAATCCTGAGAATAATAGTCTTTCACTCTTTGAGGTAAAGATTTTATTTCTTTAGCAACGAATTTAACATGCAATTTATCAGCTGGACGCATGAAAATAAACATTCCTTTACCGTTCCATCCTTTACGAGTAACAAGTTGTCCATGCTTGATAGATTCTATTGCTTGACCAAACGTTCCGCACTCTCCTTCATACAGTACTTGGTTTTCGTTTGCACCAATTACATACGCTGTTTCCATTTCTCCTTTTGTATAATCCCCTGTTTGGTTACACAATCTTGCTGCAAATTCAGCTGCTTTTTCATCTAATGTTTTCATTATTTATATGAGTTTTACAAAGCCGCTCAAGGCTCATGTATAGTTATTATTGAATAATATCTTTATCAAGTAAATACTTTAGCATAGCAAAGAATATTGAAGGATATAGATCTTCTAAGGCATCACCATTAGCCCAACTATCACTAATTGAATCAAATCCAGTTTCTCCAGTTATGAGATTTTGTATATCATTCACTAATTGTTTTTTGCTTTCTAAAAGCGCCTCCTTATCATCAGATAAATCATCGAATGTTAACTCAGTAGGTATTCCTAGAATCTTACTGGCTATATGGTTGGCTTCTCTGAAAGTCAAAAGTCTTTTTAAGACTAGGCTTAAAGCATAACCGTTAGGCGCATATGTCAACTTAAAAGGTCTTAGATTTAATTTTTTAATTTTTGTTTCCATTTAGTTAAAATTGAATTAGTCTGCAATTACCATAGGCCCTTTTAATAACTCCTGAAATCTTTTATCTCTTGCTGATTTAGTCTCAAATTTTTCAAGAGTACTCCATGATTGAAGATAAGAACCTTTATACTTGATACGAATGTTAGGAGAATCATCAGTCCGAATAATCATGAATCCGGCTTTAATTACTTTTTGTTGGCTTGTTGAATCCATCTTATATTGTATTTATTTACACAACAAAATAACAGAAAAATATTATTCTAAAAAAGGACTTGTAAGCACTACTCAAGAGTGCTTACAATAAGATTTCGAGTTATATATTCCTCTTCTGAAATACCTCCTTTGCTGAGTTTTTTAAAGTCAGATTTATTATACCGAACCTTTTCACCATTCTCTAGTAAGATATTTTCTGGTTCCATGCCGGTGATACTCTCCATCTCAGAAATAACATGAAGCGTTTCTTCAAGACTCGCATTCATTATGCTGTAAGTTACTTTTTTATTCATTATTTAAGTCCTCCTTTCTTGCAAGAAAGTAAAGCTGTACATAGCCATACCAGACAAATGATAGTGAGAATAACAGAGAAGGAAGCTGCAATAAGCATTACAGAAAAAGAGAGGATTGTATTTGTTATGCGAAGAGAGTTTTTAACTGATATCTCCTGTTCCAGGATAGAAGATAAAAACTGAGAGTAAACTACTAGCTTAGCGGATACTAAACTATTCAATCCTTGTGCAAAGGATGGGCGCATCGGTTCGATGCTGATTACTTGTTTTTTCATAACTAATGATGACTTTTTGCTTAAAGGCAGAAAAACAAAGAACGGCTGCCATTTCCCGCTTCGCAAAAAGTCATCATTAGTCACGCCGGAGCGATTGTAATAATTGGGAAAGGCAGCCGTCATTTCTTTATGATAAGAAACTCCTACTTCTATGTTGATTCGTGATCATATTCCTGAAGCCAGGAAGATGATGCGTGGGCATAAAAAAAGCCCAAATTCGTATTGAGCATTATCCGTTGCTCCCGGCATAAACTAATTATGATGACTTTTTGCTGTTGCAAATATTGCACTAATATTTGGGATAGCAAAATTATTCAAAGAAAATTATTAGGTAAAGATAAATATAGCCATCTTCCCATGAATAAACACGTGAGATTCCAGCTCTGTCTACAATGATCTTTTGAATCATTCCCTCTTCTATCATACGGGTTACCATTTTAGAATGCTCGCGTGGCACATATCCAACCTTCTTCCTGTCATAAACCACCTTTACAGCATACTTATCATATTGGTTAGTTGGTTCCTTTACCAATTTTATTTCATCCTCAATATTGAGGCATGGAATTTCGTCTTTAATTGTCCTAGAACGATGGGTTACTCCAGCTACTTCAAATTCAAGAGTATGACAATTTTCATACAACCTATAAATTTCAGCCCTTTTATCTTCTAGCTCCTGTTTTCTTTCATCATTATTTGTATCAGCTATTCGTTCTTCCCTATACTGTTCTAACTCACATTCTCTATTTATCTTTTCGAAAATATCTTTTTTCTGAATTTCCGTTTGCTTATTCTTACTTTTAATCGCAATTATGAAAATAATAATCGCAATTATTACTATAATCCATTCCATATTATATCTTAAATAAAAAGAATTATTACCAGTCTCCCTGTTTGTCTAAAATAGGATTAGATACCGAGGTCGCCGCTTTTATGTTAGCTATAGTTTCCTCTGAAAAGATTTTGCATGTTTCCTTTAGATCTGGCCATGTTTTAAGATATCTTTTATCCTGTAAGCCGCTTTCTTTAAATTTTTCTCTATTGGTTATTAACCCAAAACTCCATATATTACCATATCTTGAATCACTTGATTTATGGATAAAATCACTCAATGTCACTTTATATCTTCCATCTCTAACCTGAACTTTCAATGTAAAATCAATGTTACCATCAATATAACGATAAGTAAACCCTCCAGGTGCGCGATAACTAATACCCCCTTTGCATATAATAACGCCATTAATAGGATCGTCCATTTGTATTACCTTTTGAGAGTTTATAAAAGTAGTTGATATCCAGGCTCTAATAACAGGATAAAGGTCTTTCACTTGTTTTCCTTCTTGCTGTATTACTTCATTATATTCAAGTGATTTTTCTTGTTCTTGAGAGAATGCTCCTAACGAGAAAATCAATAGACAGATTATTACTATAATTCTATTCATATTTGTTTGTTATATATTTCTGCGCAATTTAACAAATAATATATTACATACAAAAGATATTCTCATTAAATGTATTAATTAGGCGAATGCCTTATGCAATTATTGCCCTCTTCATAATACAATATTGAATTGTCCAAGGGGTTCCAGCAGGGTTCGGAAATTTAATATTGTATTACGAAGTGGGCTTCCAATATTTGTCACTTTCTGTAGAGTAGAGAAACGTATCGAAAGAGTGTGACCCATGCGTGGGAAACGCTATCGTACACACAAGGCTTTGCCTTACCTTAGTCCGGCAATGTTGGTGGGCGATGTTGTATGTCCGTGCCCAAAGGGTACATCAGACGTACAGCTCGCCCACCAACATTGCCGGCGCGCGCAAAAAAGGGCACACCTAACCACCTGCTAGATGCGCCCTAAACGGCTTCTTTTGCTGTCATTTCAACAACTACTGCCAAATTTAACATACCCTATTTGTGGAATTATTGGTACCGGAATCTCCTTTATTTCCTGCGGTTCGTCTACTTCTGCAAACGTCGTATCTTTCGCCACTTCTTTACATTCTTCCACTTCATAAATAAACGGAACTTTACTCACAGAATCAACTATAATAAACCATTTCCGCCAAACCTCATTTCTTAGAGTATCCATATAATAAACTTCCCCCCGCATTGAGTTCAGACACATGTTTATTAATGTCATATAACAGCAAGTTAAAGAAATATCTGCACCAACAAAATATTTGTTTCTGTCTATTTTGGCAGAAGATAAAAGCAAACGCCCGCTTCCACAAGTCGGATCGCAAATCCGCTTATCTTTTTCCTCTCCGGTTTCATTTCCTGCTAGTGTAAAATGTGCCATTAAATCACAGATACATTCAGGCGTAAAGAACTGCCCATTCTGCGCATTAGACAAATATTCCTCAAAATAATCTCCGAAAACATCGTGTAATCCTTGCCCTCCGTTATCCATTTCATCGACTAACGCCCCAAATGCTTTAACAAAACAGCCCGCTTCCTCTCGTGAATACTTCTTAATAACTGATAAGTATACATTTTCTTTCTTCCCTAGCGACAAACAGCACACTACAAGTGTCAGAAAATCATCAAAAACCGTCTGTCGTGAATGCACCCTCGCCACTTCTTCCAAATAATAAGGGAATTTTTGTACTTTCTCTTGTGCTCTCATTGTACTTGTAGATTTGAAAACACATAGCAGATAGGATAAAAATCTAATTTATCCCCTTCCATATCCTGGCATTGCTCATCTGCCTCTCCTTTATGTTTAGGAGCTCCCCATAAACAAAGTGCTTTTTCTCCTTTCTTAATGCTTTTCCCGTCTTTCTTCCACTGATTAAAGGTCTTTAGAATGATATGCCCATCGGATTTATAAATAGTTTTAAGTCCTGCGTTTACACTCTCAATCTTTCCTATTTTTGAAAGCTCTTGCAGTGGCTTACTTAACTTCTTTAAAATTACTCTTTTTTCGTGAATTGTTGCTGCAGATTCAAATATATTTTCCATCTTTGTACTGTATTTAAAAAATAAAACATCTGTTTTTTATCCCTGCATCGGTACGAACGATACAGGGATATTTTTTTAAGCTTCTAACTGTTTACGCATGTCTTTTTCTACATTCGATAATGCACTGTTAAGCTCTGCCATCCAATCAATTAATAGTTTATTAATGCTCACAGGGTTTGATGTTGTAATTGATGCCCCCTTTGCATCTACTAAAGTTAATTGGGCGTTGTTCTGATCGTGCGAGATAGAAAAATTCTCTAATTGTTTCCGTTTTTCCTTTACTTCCTGATATTTAGTTCTTAGTAAGTGAAGCCGTTCGGCTTTGTCGGTAAGTTCTTCCATTGTTAGAACTCTTTTTTGTTCCTGTTGAATGGGCGTTTTAGGTTCAGATTCAGCCTGAACCGCTTCTTCTTTTTTTTCTTCTTTAAACGGAAGGATTACTAACTTTTTAGATTCTTGACTTTCAGTATTTGCAAATGTAGATACTGGATTTAAGTTCTTGGCTGCTGCGCCTGTAGTACTTGGTTTCATAATAAAATTGTATTTAAAAAATTAAACATTAAAAAGGGTATAGAGTACGAATCCGTTTCCCTTTTGATTACATTACAAATATACAATATTTTTTTATGCTGTGCAATGGTTTTAAAGTTGGTAAAATACTGAATATCAGCATACTAAACACACAATCATTCTATAAACACATTAAACGATTAATGCGCTATTATCTTTATTTTTTTGAGTTGAATCTAAAACACGGTCGTTTTTTTACAAATGTGGGGCGTTATTTCAATCAAAAAACTCATTATATTTATTTAACATCTTGATAATCAGTCTTTAAACCTCTTCTATATTGAAAAAAACCGAGATTATAACACAGTTATGCCCGACACGCGCCGCCCTCGGTGTGCGGTCGCAAGCCCTGCCGTGGGGGGAAATGTGACGAAAAAACATTACAATCCCACCATACACGCACAATTCATATAAGGATGTCATTTGGATGTTCAGCTGATGCTTAGATACGACAAAGCCCCGCTATCTTCACAGACCACGGGGCTTACTAATGAGCACAGACTTATTCTTAATATAATATAGATATTCTAATGAGGGTCCATACCAGTACCAGACGATCTACGACCGAGCTGCCATATACGTATCCATTCCTTTCTTAGTATAAGATACTTCAGCGCATCTGTTAGGTTGGTAGATTCTTTAGGTAAACGATGTGTAGGTAGCTTATCACCTGTCTTTAGTTTCACAATCATACCACTGGTATCTCTACCTGTTGCCACCTTAGTCTTTGTTACTTCCATTTCACTCTTTAAGTTAGAACAGTTATACTGATCAATCTCCAACTTAAATAAGTTGCGTTCAAGATTGCCGCTAAGCAAGTCCATGAACACACGGTACTCTAGATTACTACCAATGTTGCCCTGACCTAACGACATGAGCTGCACTGTCCATCCAGTACGTGTACCATCAGCATAGTATTCAATGTTCTTCTTTATCTGAGTAGCCATATCCG